CCGCAGCCCGAAGGTGATCCTGTAGCCGAGCTGGTTTGTTCGCCCGTGTCTGCTGGGCTGGAAGCGCTGGCCCGGCAGATCGTCCGTATCGGAGATTATAAAGGGCCGCTTGAAATTGCGGATCTGAAAAAGCTCAAAAGCGCTCAGGATCTCGGCATCCTGCAAAAGGCCGCCCAGCAACTGGAGGCTGCTACTCTTAAACCCCTGGTCGCCCAGGGGCGAAATTAAGCGGGTTGTGCGGGACCTGATCGACCCTGGTGCCCGGGTGATCGGATCCCGCACCGGCTGGACCCGCTCCGAGATCGTCAATCAGCCGCTGTCGCGCTTTATTAAAGATGTAAAGTTTTTCTGTTCGAAGGGTAAATCTAAATCATGAACTCATTGGCAACCAACCTTACGATCAACCTGGGCGGAAACCTCTCCAGGCAGGCTAAGAGATTTCAGCGCGACCTGGTCTCCCTGGGCCGCCAGGGGCGGGTCGCCATGAACGGGCTTGGCCGGGGTGTCGGATTGGCCAGCCGCGGACTTGATAAGTTCGGCAATCGCTATACCGGTCTGGTCACGGGAGCTGGAGCCGTAGCGACCGGGCGCTGGATGGTCAATGAGCAAAGACGTTTTACCAGGCTCGGAATCCAGGCCGGACAGAGTGCCGACTCCATAGCAAGGCTTAAAAAACAGATATACGAAACCGCCCGCGCTCCGGAGATCCGCGTCGACGCCGACGGCATTTTAAGCGCCATCGAGGAGATCATCGAGAAGACAGGCGACCTCAAGTATGCGCAGGACAATATCCGCAATATCGGAATCGCCTTGTCGGCCACAGGGGCAAAAGGCGGAGCGATTGGCGGCATTTTTGCTGAGTTCCAGAAGATCGGTATCACTGACCCAGATGAGGTTTTACAGGCGATCGATCTGCTTAACAAACAGGGCAAAGCCGGAGCATTTACTCTGCAGCACTTGTCGGCTTTAGGTCCTCGCGTTGTGTCTGCATATGCCGCGACAGGTCGAGGTGGTCTCGATATGATCCGGGAAATGGGAGCCGTGCTGCAAGTTATCCGTCAGGGAACAGGCAGCAGCGAAATGGCTGCCACCGCGTTCGAGGCCCTGATCAGGACTTTGATGGATGCCAAAAAGGCAAAGGTGCTCGAAAGCGGCGGAATCAAGATTTTTGATCCGGAGGCGTTGAAGCAGGGCGAGGAAGTCATGAGACCGCTTAATGAAATCATGACTGAGATCGTCAAAAAATCGAATGGTCGCAGCAGTATTTTATCTCAAATTTTTGATGCAGAGGCCATGCGGGCGTTTAATGCCGTTTCCGGCGAGTTCAAGCGGAATGGAAACATTGACAGCCTGGAGAGGTTCATGAAGGTCCAGGCAGATGGAGTAGCGACCTTAGAGGATTCGGCCAGAGCAGCAAAAGATGCCGCTGCCGGTTTGACGTCTTTGGTGACCAGTTTGCAATTGTTTGCAGATGGGGAACTCGCCAAAACTTTTCTACAATTTGCCAATGCCCTCAATGGGTTGGACAACAAAACTGTTGATCGTGCGATTAAAATAGGTGGTGCTCTAGCTGTTGGAGGTGGATCCCTCTGGTTGGGTAATAAAATATTTAAGGGTGGCAGTGGACTTTACCGCCTGCTGCGCCCTGGATCTGGACGAGGAATATCAGGCCTTCCAGGTGGCGACAATGTTGTCCCTGTTTATGTAGTCAACGATGGTTTCAGTGGGCGAACTCCCCTGGGATCTGGCCGTCGTGGTTTGGGGACGAGAACGCCAGGCAATACAACAGCAAACACTATCACTAAAGCAAGTCCTTGGTTGGCTGGTTTACAAGGGGGAGGCCTGGCAATGCTACCGGCTGGGATAGCCGGTGTGGTTGCTGTCGGTAGTCGCAAAGGCATGGAATCATTTGCCCTCTGGGATGTGGCGAGGTCAAGCAACAGTCGTCTTCAGCAGCTGCGACAACAACATATGGTCATGGGTGGCGGAGCCGACACGTACCAGGTTCAGGCGATCGACGCCGAGCTGGCTCGGCGAGGCATCAAAGGAGAACTGAAAATAACAATTACACCTGAAGGAACGGTCAAGGTCGACAAGCTCACCAGCAGTCCGAACTTCGACATCGATGTCGATGCCGGTCAAATGATGAGGAGTCACTAAATGAGCTGGCGCGATCAATTACAGACAGGATCTTTCAGGGGAGTGGCTTTCCGGACCAGAACGGCGGACGGACAGTTGGGTCGCCGGATTGCATTGCATGAATACCCGGGCCGCGATCTGCCTTATGCCGAGGATCTTGGGCGCAAGGCCCGGCGGTTCGTGCTTGATCTGTATGTCATCGGCGAAGATTACATGCAGCAACGTGATCGCCTTTGGCAAGCCTTGGAGGAGTCCGGAGCCGGGCCACTTGTCCACCCATGGTTCGGCCAGATCGACGTTGTCGTACTCGATGTTCGCGGTCCAAACGAATCAACCAGAGACGGCGGGCGGGCACGGTTTTCCGTTGAATTTGTCGAAGCTGGGCAAAATATCGAACCGCGTCAGCGCATTGATACCGCCGCCAAATTAAAAGACCAGGCATATGGCGTCAATGAGCAGCTGATTGAAGACTTCAGTCGCAGGTTTGACGTTTCCGGAGCCGGATATATTGCAACCGAGGCCCGCAGCCGATTACAACAGGCGGCCGATGCGATTGACGAAATCAGCCGCCTGGTGTCGTCTCCTGGCGTTCTGGCGACGGAACACTTTAATAACCTGGCGGCGTTTGCCGACAGCCTGAGCAGCCTGATCGCCAGCCCCGGCAATGTCGCGATCGCGCTGATCGGCCTGGTCCAGGGCGTGGCCGATATGGCAGACAAGCCCCTTGAGGCATTCGATGTTTATCGTCAGTTGTTCAGCTGGGGGGAGGACGCCGACCCTGTGCCAGAGACAACGCCAAGCCGTCTGCGACAGGCAGGAAATCAAACTGCTGTTGCCGACCTGGTCAGACGGTCGGCCTTGATTGCTGCCGCCGCACAGGCGGCCGATCATGATTATCGCAGTATCGACCAGGCCGTGACTGTGCGCGACACCCTGATTGAGCAACTGGAAACGGAAAGCCTGACGGCTGATGACGATCTGTATCAGGACCTGCTCGATCTGCGTGTGGCAGTGCTTGCCGACATCGATGCCAGGGGGATCGATCTGCCCCGCATCGTCGTTTACACGCCACCGGCAACGTTGCCTGCGGTTGTCTTGGCTCACCGGCTCTATGGTGATCCTTTGCGGGCCACGGACCTGGTTGAGCGCAACAATGTCCGCCACCCGGGTTTTGTTCCGGGCGGCGACCCGCTGGAGGTGTTGAGCGATGCCTGATTTGATCTTGATTGTTAACGGCAAAGAGTATGGCGGCTGGAAAGAAGTCCGTGTGCGGCGCTCCCTCGAAGCGATGACCCCGACCTTCGACCTGTTGGTCAGCGATCGCTGGGCCGGACAGGCCTCCCCCTGGCAGATCCGCCCGGGCGATGCCTGTCAGGTTTTTCTCGATGGCCACATCGTCGCGACCGGCTATGTCGATGAGTCTCTGCCCTTTTTCAGCGCCACGGATCACGGCATCCAGGTGGTCGGTCGGGGAAAGACCGCAGATCTGATCGATTGCAGCGCCGTTTTCGGCAGCGGCGAGTGGCATAATCGCAAGCTGGCTCAAATTGCCGTCGACCTGTGTAAACCGTTCGGCATCGAGGTTGTCGTCGCCGCCGATCAAGGGGCAGCATTTAAACAATTCGCGATCCAGGAAGGGGAAACCGTCTTTGAAAGCCTGGAACGGCTGGCCAGGCAGCGGGGCGTTTTTTACCAGGAAAATGCCCTGGGGCAATTGGTTGTCAGCACGGCCGGAACAACCCGGATCGAGACCGCTCTGATCCAGGGAGAAAACGTCAAGGAGGGCAGCGGAACATTCAGCCTGCGGGATCGTTACAGCGAATATATCTGCAAAGGTCAGGCTGTCGGTTTTAGGTGGAGCACTCCGGAGCAAAATGCCTCACCGACAGGTCGGGCAGCAGATGGCAACGTGAGTCGTTACCGGCCTTTGATCATCCTTGGAGAGACTCCGGGCGATAACGCCAAGCTGAAGGATCGGGCAATCTGGGAGGCGGCTGTCCGCATGGGCCGTGGCGCCCGGCCTGTTTTGACGGTGGCCCCGGGCTGGACTCACCAGTCAGGTCTCTGGCTCCCCAACCAGGTGGTGGCGTGCCAGGTCCCGTATATGAGATTGGATCGCGACATGTTGATCGCCAGCTGTACCTGGATCAAAGACAGCGGAGGCAGCCGGACAAAAATCGAGTTGGTTCGGCCGGAGGCGTTCGATCGCATTGCCATTGAAGAACAAGCGGAGAAATCACTGTGGGGATAGATCGTACTATTGACAAGCTGATGGCTCCTTTGTCCCGCAGGGTCAAGTTGATGATCGGGCGCTGTGTCATTGCCCTGGTTGATGACAGTCAACTCGAACAAGTCGTTCAGGCCAAGCTGCTTGATGGTGAAATCCGTACTATGGAGCGCTACCAGCAATATGGCTTTTCTTCGGTGCCACATCACCGGGCCGAGGGGATCTGTGCCTTTGTCGGCGGCAATCGTGATCACGGTATTGTCATTGCGACGGGAGATCGGCGCTACCGGCTCAAGGATCTTAATAATGGTGAGGTTGCCTTCTACGACGACCAGGGACAGAAGATCCACCTGAAGCGGGACAAAGAAATTGAAATTTCAGGGTGCGACACCCTGGTTGCCACAGTCGGTCAGCATGCCACGCTCACCTGCCCGTTGGTCGAGGTGGTTGCCAGCACCAGAGTGGAGTTGACAACCCCGCTGTTACAGGTCAGCGACAATATTGTTGCCGGTGGCAATATTGTTGCCGGTGGCAACATCACCGATCTCTCCGATGGCGGCGGGACTAGCATGGCAAGCATGAGAGACACCTACAATCAGCACACGCACCCGGAAACCGGTGATGGCGGCGGGACAACAGACGCCCCGAACGAAGGTATGTAAGTCATGGATGCCAAACTGATCTACAAGGAAATCGGTCCGGGGTTCGGGTATTTTGATTTAAGCCTGGCGTCTGGATCTGTTGTTGAGGACCACAGTCTCGAAACGGCTGTTATCCTGAGTCTCTTCACCGATCGCCGGGCAGAGGTCGACGACGCTCTGCCGGAAGGGGGCGGCGATCGGCGTGGAGTTTGGTCTGACGCTTTTACCGACATACCGGGTGATCTTCAGGGCTCGCGACTGTGGCTGCTGAGCCGGTCCAAACAATTGCCGGATGTTGCCAACCGCGCCAGACAATATGCTGCAGAAGCATTGCAATGGTTGATCGATGACGGGATTGCGGACCAGGTCAACGTCTCGGCTGAAAGTGTCGCAAGAGGCATCCTTGGTCTTCAGGTCCAGATCGTCAAGCCTGACGGGGAGGCGGTTGGGTTTAAATTCAGCAATTTATGGGAGGCTTTAAATGCCATTTAATCGTGCACCATTAAGCGACATTATCGATCGCACTCGGGCCGATATCGAAAGCCGCTTGCCCGGATCGGATGCCAGGTTGAGACGGCGCGTGTTGAGCGTTCTGGCTGACGCTTTAGCGGGTGCGGTTAACGGTCTATATGGATACCTCGATTTTTTAAGCAGGCAGCCGTTGGCCGATCAGGCCGAGGCTGAGTATCTCGATCGG